TCTGTCTCGGGTTTAACGGCTCTACCCTTCACCGGTACGAGTTTATATGGTCTTCTCGGGACCACACCTTTTAAAGTCTTGATAGACTATAAGAGCACGAAAGTTAGTCTACGTCCGGAATTGCGTTTGTCAACATATACGCAGCGTTTCCGAGACCCGGCAACATAGCATTTGCGGCAGTTCTTGCGAACTGAACGCCGTAGCGCTTGGCAAAGCTTATCGCCCGATCTTTCAACATACGCATGATATGGTCAGACGCTCCACGAAGATATCCACCTGGACTGTTATCTCGGTAATACTCCAACATTGGCGAACCAGGTTGTTTCTTACCACCACCAAAATTGACAGTCTCGTCAATAACGCCTTCATAATGGAAGACGAATTCAACTGAGGAGAAGTAAGAGGTGAGCGGTCCGTTGAAACACAATATGACTCCACCGAACCCAGCGTTCAAACCAGTGGCCGCATTAGAGGATACGGCTTGGAATTGATTAGCTAGTGTAGGCTCAAGAACTGGGAATACATAGACTCCTGGGTCCCTGATGTTCGCAATTTCAACCCCGGGAGTGACCAAAAGATCACTCAGACCATGGGTATTTCCATCGAGAAACGTGGTGTCATCAGCCAACGGTATAACGGATACAGTACCACCTTCACCAGTAAGAGGGAGAGTACAATGCCAGCGAATACCAGCGGAAACACATCGAGCTTCGGAGATGAAGCTCGGAAAGGTTCCAATATTGCTATCATAATTGACATCTCCAGCGGGGTAGGTCGTTCCTGAGGTCGTTGAACGGACTCGGTAACCGACCGCCGAGGAGGAAGGTGGGCGCATGATAAGATATGTGCAGCCCGTAGTACCAACACTACTGACATTGATAAGACCACGCATACTAAAAGAATATGTCGGACGGGAAGAACCGACCGGCGCCTTGGAACCCTGTGCATGAGAACAGAAAGGATCTGAAACAGAACAGAGTTCTTTAACAAGACGTGTATTCGAAGTTGTATTTGCAGACTTTGTCTTATTGCGTCTACTACGTTTACGTGCCATAGTTTACTATGATCAAAATTTTCTCGTTTATTTTGTCAGTTCGGACAAGGGAACTGACTAACACAAACCTAAGGCTACATCACTCCTAGACGGTAACCGAATAGCAGTGATAAAGCGGGTGGTTTTGTCAAAGACTGGACCACCGTAGAATTCTTGTAGAACCTGATACGCATCTTCAACGTGTAGATCTGGTGCTGTTAAGATTCTATATAACGCTTTAGGCCAAGAGAGGAGGACACAGGATCGGTCTTTGAGGTTAAACTCATGAGAGCAAAACTCAATGACGTCACCGCGAGAGCGCATTACATCGCGGACCGGAAGGCCCGCGGAATATGCACATCTCTTGTATCTTTCCAAATCCTTGACACCCCAGGTAATTCCGTCGTCGCCATTGGCGAGTGGAAAGACGGATTTGTTACCCGAGGCTAGAGATAGATAAGTGGAATAAACGAGTCGCAGAGTGGTATTTCTCCTAGAGGTGTCTCTGGAGCCAGAATTGAGCATTCCAGGAGTGACCTTTACGTAGAGATTGCCTGATATGACGCTAGTAGAGTTTGCACATAGTACACACCATCTACGATTTGCCATATTCCACCGATCGAGGGAGCCGTTCACATGTGAGTGTGAACGTCGATCAACCTCGGCGGTGTTAAGCAAAGTTTCTGGAGTGTGTAGAGCGTCAAAACCCGACATATCATCGGCAATCGGATAACCAAGCTCGGCGTTGGTTTTGTTAATAAAATTAACAAATCCAGAACACCGTTCTTGATTAAAACCAATACCAACTGCGCTACCGCTCGTGAACAATTGTTCACCTTTAAGAACTTCAGCTGACTCTTTGAATAGAACAGTCTCGACGAGAAGATCAACAAGATCACCCGGAGAAATACATCTATATCGTTCAAGGACAACCTTCCTGAGAGGGTGAGGTTCGTCTTTGATAAAGACAGCATATGGACTGTGAAGTCCAGTGAAGATTAAAGGTAAACCAGAGTCCACCATTTCCTCGAAAGGAATATCTGGATCGAGCCACATGTGAAGTCTAGCTACAGCGCAAAGTACTATAGAAGTCTTCTCATGTTCTAAGGCTTGGGCATTAGAACCAAATCTTAGATTAAGTGGGTAACCTGGTGTTCGATCTCCCGCAACGGTTCTAACTGCTGCTTCAACTCTGTTATATAATATATCAAAGGAGTCACAGTCAGAATCGGTAGGGACCGAATGTAAAACTACATCACGCAGGCTTGCCACAAGGTCGATAGCAGATTCGAGGATCTGCTTGTCCAGCGGTAAATGGCGCGGACGAGAAACGTGAGCTGAATAAGCCTTTAGTTTTGCGTCGTCGCCCCTTGGGACGTTCGAGTATTCGAAGACTTTTTCCTTCTCCTCTTTCGAGAAGATTTCTTCGAATGCTCTGAGCCTGTCTGAGACGGGCTGTCTGGGGGGTTCTGAACGCATTCTAAACGCTGCGTTGGACTTTCCGACATGTCTGAGGCCTTCAACATCAAGTCCTTCAATAGGTTGATATTTGAAGTTGGCACTTTTGACATGAGCGAAAAGAGCTGCATAAGCTCGTCCGAACTTTCCGGGTGAGGCTCGAATGTAGTGTTCGACTCTACGCTCGAGCCAATCCGAAAATCCGGAACAACGTTTGGAGGGTTGGCTGATTCATTAGTATGACGAGGATAAGATCTAAGGATCCTATTAATTTCGTCGTTTGGAACAAGGACGTCAAGTTCATCGAGAAAGTCGTCAACTTCATCGACATCCAACAAGCCCCAAAGATCATTGTCGGCGAGGTACTTCATTCTTTTGAGGTCATCACCTTCCCAATCATCTGCTGAGAAATCGCCTCCTTCAGCGAGTCTCCTCAGACCGGCGCGACGTTTCATCATGGTCTGAACATCGTCGCGGTTCATTTCGTCATCGTCTGACGCAGAACTGGATGAGTTGTCCGTACCTCGTGCTTCTTGCAAACCTAAATAGATTGCGAGAGGCATGATATTGATGAAACGATTAGTAACGCCGTCACCATTGGAACCAACGTGTATTCCAACAATCTTCCTGTTCTTCACAACTGGACATCCTGACATGCCCGGAATTGTTGAACAGGTATAATTGACCATAAAATTGTCAGAATCACCCTTGATGTAGCCGCCAGATTTAACCCATTTGTTAATTTCAGGGTTAAAACCATAGGTACTAACGTAATCGTTACGCCTAGGGGCAGCGAGTCGAAGGGGAGTAGCTTTCAAGCCGATTCTCGCGAATTGAGCATTAGAAAACTTAAGACAAGTAATCTCGATCTCATTACCCTTAAAACGGATGGTGCGTGTTTTCTCAGCTTCATCCAAGCGGAGTTTATAACCGCTAGTGGTGAAACCGATAAAAGCAGCCACGTCTTTAACGTGGGTAACAGTCACAAGATAGTCAGCCACTCTAAAGGCATTACCGACATGTTGACCTCCAGCGTAGCAATTAATAATCCCGACTGGGGATTGATTAAGCTCGATGAATTCGGAAGTCGGTAACCTAGCCTCATTGAGGGGTCGATTGTAAGAATTCTCCATTGAGTAGACATCATCATAGTGTCCGAGGATTTCTCCATCGGGTCCTTTGACGAGGAAGATATACTTTTTGCCGTCAGCGTTGAAAACTGGTTCACGCGTCAAGAGAGGTCCTATATCTTCATCGTTTCCAACAGCCACTGGGATCGTGTATTGAAACAAGACCTCAGTGTAGAGAGTGTTGAAGAAGAACGATGCGAACTCAATAACGTACGCTAGCAAGATACAACCAGCCACTGAGTAGAAAACCGCACTAAGTAAAACAGAGAATTTACTTTCTCTGATTTCCTCCCGACAACGCTTGTAATCAGTAGTACAAACGTATTGGAAAGCGTTGTTCCTACAGTACTCAAAACGACTCTCATTCTGACAAAGAAGAGCCAGAAGAGAATCGACTTCAGGATTAATAGAAAGTCCTAAAGTAGTCTCTAAGTGGTCGAGAGCACTGCTATCTCTCAGGAAAAAGATGGAAAGAGGTAAACTTAAGAAGATACCCCAACACACACCTGATACCAGAGAGCGCTTTAAAGTTTCGAAATCGAAGGGAGCCCGGAAGACTGATGTAGTCACTCTGGACGTAGTTCGATATCCCGCGTAAAACGGGAGGATCAATTTTGCTAAAACAACGAAAAACATTATTATATAAGCCAATAAATCAATCAATT